TGATGGTTTAGTAATTATATTACTTGTATTTGTTTCGTAATTTGTTTTAATGTCATCTTTAGGTTCTGTCATAAAGACAATCTTATCTTTAGCAACCGTTACTGTATCACTTTTACCAAATGCGTTATACAATGACATCATTAATTGAATGGGTTGACCTGGACCCTTTTGTTGTGGTATAATTACAAATGGTTTATTTAAACTTACACCTTGGTCGTTTTCTCCTACTTTGGCAATTATATCTTCACCTGTACTCAATCTTAATAACTTCACTTCACTCATATTATCTCCTAATCTAAACTATATTTAGTTGTTATCACATATTTTCTTTGTGGGTTTACCATGACATTTAATCTTTTCATAAATGCACGGTCAAGAAGAATAGGCGTCCTATCTTCTCTATCGTCAATGGTAAATTCTACATCTTTGTAGTAACCACCGGCAAATTCTACATCTAGCTTAACGACATATCTTGTTTCATCATAATCTCTTAATCCACCTACTTTAATCTCTTCTTTACGAACAATATCACTTGTAATAGTTTTATTTAATAGTGTCCATGTAATTTTATTTCCGTTTATTTTAAATTTATCAGCATGTATAACTGGCATGCCTGAATTACCCGTATCAAATTTTGATACTAATTCACCAAAAGGTTTTATGGTCAAAATTTCTTTATAACCACATTCTGTTGGTACTGTATATCTGTTTTCTCCATTAGCAAAGTGAGTAATAACTTCTTTTGCAATATTCATTTTAGTAGCGTCTTCAATACCCTCTGTACCAGGCGAAGAGTTTACTTCAAGAAAATATGGTGGTTTAGTATCTCTATTTTTACTAGGTATAAAATCAACAGCAGTCCAATATCCACCAACTGCCTTAGCAGCCTTTAAACATTCTTCTATTTCTAATTCTGTTAATGTAATCTTTTTAGGTACTGAACCTTGTGATACATTTGACCTGAAATCGCCTTCAATAACTGGTCTTGCCATGGCAGCCAATACTTTACCACCTAATACATGTACCCTTACATCATATTCTGTTTTAATATATTCTTGTATTAATAGGTCAGCGTCTTCATCTTGTTTATGTATAAGTTGTACAATAGAATCTAAACCTTTTGGACTGTCAACAAATAATACACCAACACCTTTACTACCTCTAAGTGTTTTCATAATCAGAGGAAACTTAATACCTGATTCTTCTACTTGTTCGTTAGATTTTTCGGGGTCACTAATTAACTTGGTCATAGGTTGTGTCAAACCATAATCTGCAAGTCTTAATGCCGTTCTATATTTGTCTGCACAAATATTAATTGTAGTTCTAGGATTTACTAGAGTTGCATTTGCTCTTTCTAGTATAGAAACTAAATCTAACCAACTATCTTTTCTTGTAATACTACCACGAACAATAGCAACTGTCATGGCACCAACTTCAAAACCTTTTTTATCATCTTTGTTATGAAATCTACGAACACCGTCCTCATTGGTAGTATAACCACCAGTAAGTTTGAAGAGGTAAAACGGATAGTTTAACTTCTTACATTCTTCTTGAAGTCTATCGGCAGTATGAAATTCTTTTGCATTATCTGGCTCATCTGTAATGATAAGCAGACGCAAAAACTTTTTATCGCCTGTAGCTTCTTCTAGGTAATTTTTAAACGGTTGGACTTGCATTTTTACTATCTTCTGGTTTTTTGCCTATATTATATTTAGCGACCATATTCCATTCACTTTTCTCTTTAAATGGTAATACTTTGATTTGACTCAACGGTGCCTTGTTTTCAACTAAAGAGGCCTTAACAACCTCAATTAAATTCCAGTCTTGTAGTAATAATGCTATTGTATTTCGTCTTTGTATATCGTTCTCGGTCAAGGTAGAGTTCTTACCATCTAAAGCAAATAACTCTTTAAAATGTGTTATGTAATATTTACCTTGTTTGTGTAAGATATGACAACTTTGAAAAAGTGTCTTGTCTTTACGACTAGCCACACCAATTCTAGTAAGTGTCTCTCTGACTTTTAAGAAATCGTCCGGTTGCTTTATAGTGACTTCTAACATATCACTAGGCGACCAATTTATAGTAACTTCACTCATTTTTTTCTCCCACCTTTTTTCAGGCCAATTTTAATAAATTCAATTTGGTCGTCTGAAAGTAGGTTAAGAGCTTCTTTTGCCTTTTGATTACTATAACCATAATACTCTTTTATTACTTCAAGGTCTTTAACTTTCTTTTGCGAAAGCCACTTCCCACCAAATCGCT